AACTGTTGAGCAGTTAAATATCTTTGATGAGGTAGAATATCTTTCAAAGGAGAATCTTGCTATGTCATTGGAACCAACAGGTTGGGATGATGAGTATGGACATGAGACTCCTGAGGGTATAATTGTGCCTGAGTCCAAACTAGGAGATGATGAATATGATTACGCTGACCTTGACTGACCCAGAGATTAACCAACTGCGCCAAGCGTTACGAGCATTAGAGGAGTCCCATAAACGGAATTGCTTTCCCGTCCTAGAGATGCTAGTATTAGACATGCGCCGTAAGGTTGCTGATGCAGTAATAGATGCAAAGACCCTGCCCGAAATGGTAGAGTTTCTAGTAAGTAAGTAACGCCTCTCGCTATATAATATAGCGGAGTTAAACTGAAAGGATAGGTACATGGAAGAAGTTGATGAGACTTCCGAAGTCGAGTGCGCGGTATGTTTAACTGGCTACGATTCGGAAAATACATTTACTACAGTTGATGCTGATGTGGTCTGCGAAGATTGCATGCGCATGTGTGAGAAGTGTGAAGATATACACACGATTAACGACGACATGAATTACGTTGATAATCAAGAGATGTGGTGTATAAGTTGTACAGAAGATTACGCTAACTGGTGTGATTCATGTGAGTATTACTGCACCGACCACATGGCTTACATACGGGATAGGAATTGTAATTGGTGTGAGAATTGCGCTAGTGATGCTTACTACTGCGAAGATTGCGACGAATACTATGGAGACGGGTGCAACAACTGCGAGCAAGAATCTAAAGTGATTCATGATTACAGTTACCGCCCTGATGCTGTCTTCCATAGCACCGACAAGAATGAACGTCTATTCTTTGGGATAGAGATTGAGGTAGAGGCTGGACGTAGGGTGCAAGAAGCATCCGAGTACGCCTATCAACTAGAAGCACAAGAGTTGGCCTATCTCAAGCATGACGGCTCACTTAATTGTGGCTTTGAGGTAGTGACACATCCAATGTCACACGACTTCTACAAGAATGAGGCTGACGAGTTCTTCAAGGTCATTGAAGGATTGCGTACCGATTACAAGGTCAAGTCATGGGATACAAGTACATGCGGATTGCATATTCATATCTCACGCTCTGGCTTCAATGGTGGTCCACACATGCACCGATTCCTAAACCTTGTGTACTCTAACCAAGAGTTCTATGAGGTACTGGCTGGCCGTTCATCCGACCAATGGGCTAAGTTCACAGATATAGTGCAACAAGAATACAAGCGTGATGAAAATGGTGAGCGTACTTACCATACCAACGAGAATGGTTACCATGAGTATGATGTGGTTACAAAGCGTTCATTCAAAGGTAAGTTAGATAATAATCGCAGTAGTGATAGATACTCTGCGGTCAATACCCAGAACAGAGAGACGCTAGAGATGCGTATCTTTAGAGGTACAGTAAATGGCGATACTATTAAAGCCCAATTAGACTTGGCGCATGCCAGCGTGGAGTACACCCGTAACTTATCCGTAAAAGACATACGCAACGGCGCACTTAAGACCTTTGCTTTCAGATGGTACATCATACAGAATGCAGAGTTGTACCCTCACCTGCTCCGTAGAATCAACAAGTTAATCCCATTAGTAGCATTCGCTACTATATAATATAGTGAGAGAGAGAGAATGAGATGTGTTTATTAGTTGTATGTTCGCCTGACTCAACTCCTAAGAAAAAGGATTTAGAGTGCGCTTCATGTAATAATCCGCATGGCTTCGGCTATGCAGTAATCACCCCGACTGGTATTGTTACTGGTCGCGGTATGTCTGCCAAGAAAATCATCAAGGAGTTCTTGGAAGTACGCAAAGAGTATCCAAAGAGTTATGCTATGTTCCATGCTCGCTATGCTACGCATGGTGTCAAGAATCAGGATAACTGCCACCCATTCAAGGTGGATGAGAATACTTATCTTGCACACAATGGCATCCTTGATGTAGATATCCATGCAACAGATAAACGTAGTGATACGCGTGTCTTTGCAGAAGATATGCTACCTTCTATGGGTGGTGTATCTGCCCTTGATGATGATAACGTATGGAAGATGTTAGGTAAGTGGGCTAGTGGTAGTAAGATTGCTATCTTTACTATAGACCCTAACGCTAAGGCTAACTGCTACATTATCAACGAGCCTTCTGGTCATTGGGATAATGATGGCATGTGGTGGTCTAATACTACCTACAAGGCATCGGCATGGTCATCCTATGTGGGGTTGCCCAGTATTACGTCGGCTACGGCGTATCAGAAGAGCGATGAAGAAGAGTTGGGATTCTGCGGTGTCTGCCTGACAGAAGCGCAAGAAGATGCCAACCCTTACTTCTGTGAAGTATGTTCAATATGCTATGATTGTAACGGCACATATCAAGACACGTGCCTATGCTGGACACCAGAGACAGACCGATATGCAACCAACAAGAAAGGTAACGCGTGGTATTATGACAAGCACTACGACTTCGGATATTAAAATTATAGAACCCGCTAAGGGACAATGGGTGAGTGGTTGGGTGACGTCAACACAAACTTCTAGCGGAGATTTAATGTACGGGCCATTCGAGACAATGGAACGTGCAATACAATGGGCGCAGAGTCTAACAAGCGCGGTAGTTTTACCCGTCTACGTAGCAACAACTAATCAAGGATAGGAGTATCATGACTACACAACAGAAGGAACAATTGCGGGAAGTCTTAATTGACTACCTACAAGTATTAACAAGTAACAGAGCACTATATAATATAGTGGCTCAAGATAAAAAGATTGCTCAAGTTCGATTACTACTAAGAGAGGTGGCGTAATGCCTACATATGATGTCAAAGTAAATGTCAGTTACTACTACGAAGTAGAAGCAGATAATGACGAAGAAGCAGAAAAGCAGGGTTGGATGTATGAAGACTACGCTCACTTTGGTGAAGTACAAGACATTACTATAGATGAGCAAGAAGAAGATGAAGAAGAGGAGGAATAATGAAAACTCAGCAAGAAATTGAAAGTATGATTGTAGATGTACTGAACGGCATGCAACCTAATGAAGATACCTATGAGGTTGGATATGATATAGGCTATCACAATGCACTAATGTGGGTGCTAGAAAAGGTAGAACTATGAGTTATGAGCCACGTTTAGAAGATGATGTAGCACTAGGGCTAGACGAAGAAGAAGTGGATGACGGATACCAAGAGCCCGACAGGATGTGGGGAGATGAGTGAACCGATTATGGGTAGTTGCTTCAACGATGCAAATCCTGATGATTGGTTTCCTGAGCAACCCAACGGCGGTTACCCTCCTGTTGTACTGGGGAACCTAGCAGTAAAGGTTAGACGCGCAGTAAATATATGCAATACATGTCCTAAGAAGGATGTGTGCCTTGAAGAAGGCATGAAGGTAAACAACCTAGCCTATGGAATATGGGGAGGGTTGATGCCAGCGCAGAGAATAGCGATAGCAGATGAAAGAGGTGTAGAATACTCAGCACCAGTAGGTGTTGCTGGTTACCTCAGACGTGATGAAAAGCGTAATGCTATCGCACTATCAGCAAGGTTGGAACCTTACTTAAAGGAGTAGAAAATGAAAAAATTACTATTAGTGATAATCGTGTTGCTTGTAGTTGTGGGAATACATAACTCAAACGAACCAGAAAAGCCAGTAGTAAAAAGAGAATGGACAGTAGAAGATAGCAAGGCTTACGCCCATGATGTTGTACAAGCGTGGGCAGATAACCAGTACTTATGCTTGGAGCAGTTATGGACTAAGGAATCTAACTGGAGGTCAAATGCATACAACAAGGTAAAAGTAATGGGTAAGAATGCTGGCGGTATACCTCAGATACTTGGGTTAGACCCACGCACACCTGCACCATTACAGATTGACAGAGGGATGAAATATATTATCCACAGATACGGAACACCATGCATGGCATGGAAGTTTCATCAGCGGAAGGGCTGGTACTAATGGCCTCATATGAATACAAGTGCAGAGCCGACGGCTCGACACAAACAATTCAGCGTGGCATGACCGACGATGAAATTGTTCCGCTGTGCGCTATTTGCAAAGAACCTATGGAACGTGTATACTCAGCACCACCAGTTAAGTTCAATGGTAGTGGTTTCTACTCAACAGGAGGATAAATGGTACAAGGATACTCAGTAGAAGAACAAGCATTACGAGATAAATTAATTGCTCAGATTGAAGGACAAATGACAGAACTGACAGATATACTCAGCGGAAAAGAAAAGGAGTAGTATGAAAATTACATGGGCTCCCGTGCATAAGCATGGAGAATTTAAGTTCGGGATTAACTGGCTCGAATGGGACGAACACGATAGAATGTTATGCATTACAGTACCATTCCGAGACTTCGGGTGGTATGTGGACAAGTGAAGGACTCTAATTGGGACTTAGACCTTAGAGCAGGTGAGACGGGGGAGAGTAGGGTCGCAGACTTGCTTTCCCTTGACACTGTCGAAGTCAAAACGGATAGACGTTGGTATGAGACTGGGAACATTTATATTGAAACGGAATGTTTCTACCAAGCATCACAATCATGGGAGCCATCAGGAATACGAGTTAGTAAAGCAACTCATTGGGCATTTGTACTTGAGGATTCAGTACTCATAGTGCCACTATATAGATTAAAAGAAGCAGTATGGGAAGTTGCAAAGCCCATAACGTGCGATATCCCCCCGAATCCATCGAGAGGATATTTGATTAAACCATCAGCATTACTGGAGCACATTAGGACTGCACGCGCTAAGGAGATTGCTGAACATGAAGCCTACGAATTATACAACTCAGAACAGGATAAGATATCTGAGACTATTTATTAAGATAATATCGCCTGTCCTTATACCACTACTCATCATCGGCTTCTTCTGCATGCTCTGGTTGTCCATCGTCTACGGGAGTTACTGGCTTAGCGATATCCTTATCTAGGAATGGCTTGTAACCACCAATACGATTGATTAACTTTTTGATGGCACGATTGTGCCTCATACGAGCAGCGTCCTCGCTGCCTATGTCCATCTCTTTGGCAATAGCAGCGTAGTCTAAAGATTCAACATACTTGTAAAACAATACAGTTTTATCTTCTGTATTAAGTTTATTGTACGCTGCTTTAATTTCGACCATCATCGCCATCATGTTACCGCCCTCTGATGGTGCTGGTGGTCGTCCTATTCTACCTAAGTTAAGTACTGGCATTACGGTAAAATCATCACGCAAGATAGTAGGTAGCAAGGCTTCCACCATCTCTGACTCGTAATAGAATAAGTCTGACATTTCATAGCCAATTGATTTGGCTTTCCAATACTGACAATAATCTAATGCTTGATTGCGAAGCGAACGATAGATTAAGTTCTTTGCATCTTTATGCCCAATAGATTCCCATTCGGTTAACTTGTTAGGGTGTTTAAGGAACCACTCATACAATGATTGTTTAATGTCGTCTAGTTCTACCATGTTATACTTCTTATGGTATTCAGAGGATACGTTAACTACAATGTAATCCCAGGGTTCGATGTGTTTCCAATCCATTACCACTTCCAAGTTTTACCTTCGACAGTAAATGAACGATTCACGATTGGTACAATTTGTGGTACAACTGTTTTGCCATCTACGTGCAAGATACCAAAGCCTTGTTGCCAAGTGAACAACCCAGCCTTAATATATCTAGCATTGTTATAGTTCATAAGGTTACCCAGTTCCATACCCCATACAGTCTTGGGCTTACCGCCACGATAAGTCTGTGTGTGGTGCGTTAATCCCATGCGGTGCGTGTGACCGCAGACCACAGACATTCCGCTACGCTTGGCTAAACCAAGGGCTGTGGCTCCTGCTGTAGGCTGTACGTTGCCCTCATCACCATGCATAAGCAACCAGCCAGGGGCTAGTTCATATGGGTCTTTGTGGTATTTAATCTCAAGTTCTTTTAATCCTAAGAAGTTTTCTAACTCTAGTTCAGGTAGTCCCAACAATCCTGGGGCTCTCATCATTACTGTGTTAAACAATCTATCGGTGTGGTTACTGCGCACCATATGCTCAACAGTTAAATCATAGAGCACTTGCTTGGTAAGGTCGCGGTCATGGCCCATAGAGCGTTCAAACTCTAACTCTGTGCCTTTGCTCCACTTGCTAATCGTTTGCATATCCATTTCGTCACCACATGAGACAACAGTATCGGGTTGATATGCTTTGATAAACTTAGCAATAGCCTGTACTGCTTCTACATCGTGGTACGGTACTTGCAAATCGGAGATGCAAACTATAGTTTTCATGGCTTCTTTTTAACCGCTTTCTTAGTTGGTTTAGCACGACGTTTGTTTTCTAGTGCTACGTTATCCTTCTTCTTTAAGACACGAAGGTTGGAGATACGGTCATCTCCTGCTCTACCCTTGTTGTTCTTGTGGTCTACTTCTGAGTCTCTCGGCAGGGTCTTGCCCGTTGCCTTCTCATAATCTATGCGAGCCTTGTTACTAGAAGTAGTGGTAGTCGTACCGTCTTTTTTCTTACGTTTAAAAACGTAGATTGGTCGGCCACCATTTGCTTTGCTTCCCTTGTATGGTCCAAAGATTTTCATTCGTTATCCCACTGCTTTCTCATTACAAGTAAACCGATAATGGCATAGTTTGCCATATCCTTAAAAGAATCCTCAAGGGATTCATGTTCTGGGTTAGCCTTGGTATCAACTAAGTTATTAATGCGTGCTAACTTGTCGTGCATTCTTACGCGTAGTCCATTGATAGCACCGCCAGGGGCTTGTGATATATTCTTTGGACCGTAGTCTTTATGTTTACTGATGAGGAGTTTTGACAACTCATCAACTGTATTATTGATATGAGTTTCTAAATGTAACTCACGTACGACTGGATTCATTGATTCTCCTCTAGTAGTTTTTCCAATGCTTTATCAAAATCATGCATGTGTTCATCAACTATTAACTGCTCGACTAAGGTACGCATCTCGCTGGGGTTGGTCTCTGCTGCAAATAATGTAGCGTAAGTGCTTTGAGTTATTGATTTGATTTGCTCTGGGTCATCTGCATAACTGTACAGGCAACGCAACAAGGAGCCGACCATAAGCGTATAGCCGTTAGGCAAGATAAGTTTAGGGTCAAAGACTTCTTCCCCGCCATCTTCTAATAGGTGGTCAGTTGCATCAAAGATATTATCAAACTCTGTGCCACAGATGTAACATGGTTTAATCTTCTTCATTACCTAACCCCATTTTTTCTTTAATGAATTGCGCCCCGTATTTAGTATAAGCACTGTTAACATCTTCTCCGTCTCCAAAGGAGACTGTTGTGACTGGGAGTTCTCTTGTGAGACTTGCAGCAAACTCACGCCCTGGGGCATCACCATCGGCAAAGACGAAGACTCTTTCAAAGTCTGCAAGTAATCTTGTATAGTGCTTCTTCCAACTGTTGGCTCCAGGAACGCCAACGCAGGGAACTCCAACCAACTTAGACATAGTAAGCGTGTCCAACTCTCCTTCACAGACTCCAATCCAGTCGCCAGCATACTCAATATCAAGAACGTTATACATGCGAGTATCGCTACCAACCATACCCATATACTTCGGTTCAACAGCAGGGTTAAGAGAACGAAAGCGCAGGTCAACCACGCCAGTCTTCGTGATATACGGAATACTGAGACGGCCCGTGTACTGTTCATGTCCAGGTTCAGGCTCCTCTACTACGCCTAATCGCGCCAGACGCGCTACTTCCTTGGTTATTCCCCGACTTGCTAGGTAACCTTCCGCCAGAGAGATGCTTCCCGCGTACTTGGTAGTTGCCTTCCCCAGTAATTCCTTCTGCAATTGACTTTGCTTCACGTATGTTACACCTTTCCTGCTTCGCAATTATCTGAATGCTATTGCCCTGCATACCGCAGGCAAAGCAGTTAAATATGTTATCTCTTGTGTTAAAACTTGCACTTGCATGGCTATCATTATGGAATGGACACTTGATGTTGACTTGACCAGATGCACGTAGGATGTTAGCACCGTAGTGCTTCAACACCGCTACTATGTCTGGTAAATCATCCACCAAATACATCGCCTAACCTTAATACTAGATACGAATCTGCTATCGCTCTACCTCTTGCTTTGATAAGGACCGCTGGAAGTATTGCTGTGCGGTCAATGCCTCTTGCTTCCGCATAATGCGTTGCTTCAACTTGCGACTCCTTTTGCCAACCGCTGAGGTCAATAGCGTTGCCCGCCCCTGGGGCTTTGCATTCAATGATGCCAATGCTTGCTCCAAGGAAGTCTGCTCTAACAACAACGTCGCCTTCATCTTTTGCACCTGTGCGAGCAAGTCGTTCAGCATCGTATCCAAGAGTTCTAAAGTAATCTTTGGTGTCTGTTTCAAATGTTGCTCCTCTAGCCTTGTGTGATTTACGTGTTGTCATGCTAACTCTTTCTCGTCATCCATTGCACCGCAGATGGAACAGGTTATCTGTCCGTCTAAATCTTTTACAAAATCATGTTCGTGTGTCATGTGTTTTCTGGAATGTCTTCAATGTACATGTACTCTGGATTAAATGCTAACCAAGTCATTAGGCTTCCGTTGGCATCTGCTCTTCCATAACGATTTTTGACAGACGACACGCCCAGAGATGTGCCGACAGTTCCGAGTGTGCATATGAGCGCAGGGAGTTGAGAGACCTTACCTTGGATAGCCGACCTCGGCTGACAAGGGTTTCCAGGTACTGCTTCCGAAGTATGATGTAGTACGACAACCGCTGCATTCGTTGCTCTGGCAAGATACTTTAACTCCTTCATGATTGCTCGCATAGATGCGAACTCTTCGCCACCATCGGTGGCTACGTCCATCAGATTATCTAATATGATTAGGGCTGGTGAACAGCCCCACAGTTCTTCAAAGGCTTGTACTTCTTCGTCGATATCTTCTAGTGTTGGTGATGATTCAAACGACCAGACTATATGGCTTCCTTTTTGGAGGACTGCTTTCGTCCAACCAACATCAGTATTAAGTTTCTGCTCTACATCTGACTGACTCTTCCCCGAAATCATAGATGCTAAACGCATAGCCATTGTGTGTGCATTGGTATCTGCTGAGATATACAATGTTGGCACATTGGTCTTGAGTGCAAGTGCCAGAGCGAGTGTTGATTTACCCGCACCTGGAGCACCTGCAAACATAGAAACTTCTGAACGCCGAATAATAATCTTGTTCGCTTCAAACGCTTTGAAGCAACTAGGAAGAGGTTCCCCTCCAATGGAGGCTCTACCTACAGAACGAACTAGAGTTCTCATTGGACTCCCTTCCTAGTTACTCAAAATGGAAATGCTTCTGGTATTAGTTGACTGGCTTGCATTGGTCCACGCCCTGAGGCATTGGACAGACCCACATCGCGTACGGTTGACCCGTCTTGCTGGAGATTCCCGACTTGTACTTGCGAGGCCCGTGTTGACACACTGGTCCACCCTGTGTAGGGGTTATTGGAGCCATAGCGGACGGAGCCTGAGCCTGGGGCGGTGCGGATC